TGGCATCGAAGGTCATACGCCAAATTCTACATCAGTTCACAAGCGCCGCCTTGAGCGTTTCGAGCTTCAGTGGTCGACCAGACATATCGACCAACTCGCGCGGCGTAAGCTTGCCGGCGCGGAACAGTTCCGCCCTGCCCTTGCCCAGCGTCTCATCCTGATAGGCTGAGCCCATCTTTTCGAGGAACTCTTCGAACGTCGTCTTCGCGCTGACCGGCCCGGCCGCCGAGGCGCGCTGCCCGGGCTCCGGCTCGTCCATGTCGATGCCCATCTCGCGCAACGTCTTCATCAGCGCGATCTCGGCGCTGCGGCAGTTCCAGTGGCGCGGCACGCCGCCGTTCCAAGGCAGGTCGTTGCCATTGATCGGCTCGTAGTCCCAGTTCCAGCATGCACCGCTGTAGGCGATACAGGTCAGGCTGGTGTGGCTGTCCAGCGTGCTGACCTGCATGAAGCCGTTGGTGACGTCCTTGTTCAGCGCCAGCGTGGCGCGGCGCGCCGCAGCCGATACCGTGGCCATGCTGGTCTGCACGATGGCGGCGGCGTTCTTCTTCGCCAGCGGCATCACGCCCGGCACGCCGGGGGCAATCTCTGGCGTGACCGGGACCTTGGCGGTAGGCACCGCCGGCAGCACCTTGGCTTCCTCGCCGACGATGCGCTTGATGATCTGCGCGTTCGTCTCGCCCTGTGCGGCGCCGATGCGGATCTGGTTCGCAACCTTGAACTGCGTGTCCTGCGTCTGGCGCAGCCACCAGTTCTTTGCCGGCGAGCCTTGGATCAGCGTGTCGCTGGCCAACTTCTTGAGGTAGGCCTCGGTCGGCATGTTCATGCCGAGGCGTACTTCGGCGCTGATCGGGCCGGGCGCCGCGCGCTTTATGACGCTGGTCAGCGCCTTGCGGACGGCCAGCGCTTCGACCTCGGCCACGCCGACCAGGTCGAGTTTGAGTTGAGCCTCGCCGTAGTACTTGGCAATCAGTTGATTCGACTCGCGCAGCACCGCAGCCTTGGCCAGCTTATTCATCTCGGTCAGCTCGCCGGCGTTGACCAGCATGCCCACCAGATCCTTCTGCATCAGCACCAGCAGCGCGATGACCTTGGCCTTGATCTCCGCCTCGGCGCGCAGCATGTTGACGCTGGCGCCAAGCAGTGCCTCAAGCAGCCGCTCTTCGAGCGCGCCCATTATTCAATGGCTGGCGCAGGTGCCGGCGCCGGGCTTGGTGCAGGCGGCTTGGCACCCGGCATCGGCACGTCGAACATCGGGCCTTCCAGTTCGAGCTTCGCCTGCACATCCTTCCACACCTTGTCCGGATTGATGATGCCGTAGCGCTGCATCTCTTCGAAGGCCGATTCCTTGTCCAACAGGCCGTTGTTCACCAACTGGATCAGCGCGATGACGAACGGCGCGGCCGTGGCCAGCACAGCGTCGGACGAGAAGTCGTCGAAGATGTCCAGGTCGCCCTTGTATTCCATCTTCTTCATGATGTGCATCATGTCCAGCGCGTTGTCGAGCGTGTCTTCCAAGCCCTGCACCATTCGCGAGAGCTGGCACTGCTGCTCGGCATTCTCGATGTTATTCTGCGTCGCCGTCGTGCTCACCTGCGTCTCGGCCAGCAGCTCGGCGCCCATCGCGCGCATCTGGTTTTCCAGATCCTGCAGCGAGACGCGGCCAGCATCGATCGCAGCGCCGGTGTGCTCAACGTATTTGGCCTCGGCGCCCATTGGCAGACGCAGGAACGACTTCGCGCCGATCTCGACCTTGTCGTCGTCCTGCAAGCCGGTGATGGAGAGAAGCGGCACGCGCGCGGTGTGCAGGATGCTGTCTTGATCGCTCGACGACTGCCAGTGCTTGATGTTCAGGTCCGCCAGATCGTTGAGCGGCGGCGTCGCTGTCATGAACCCGGTGCGCTTCGTGTAGAACGTGACCATCGGAACGAAGTCGAGAGAGGTCACACCCTGCTTATGCAGTACCCACGTTTCGCTCAGCGAGCCAGTGCCCTTGCGGTAAGTCGCCCAGCGACCAGGTTCCAGCACGCGGATTTGCTGGACGGTCTTCGTTCCGAACTCGCCATCAGGTGCCGGCTCCTCGACGCACTCCATGAAGCGCACCTGGCCGATAACCTGCGCGCCACCCTTGCCCTTCATCGGCACCGCGTCGATGATCTGGCCCGGCTTGACGTGCACCAGATACGGCCGCACGCGGGCGGCATCCTCGGCCGCCTTCGTCGGATACAGCTGGCGGCCCTCGTCGTCCACCGTGACTGGGTAGTCCACCAGGATGTGTGTCATCCCTTTGGCAAGGCCTTCGGTGAATACGCTGTGCGCGAACACCGTCATGTTGTTGCCGCACTGATCGATGTCTTCCAGCCACGCCTCGGCGACCGGATCCAGATCAGTAAAGGTGATCGCCTCGGCAAACGGCTTAGCGGCCATGTTCTCCAAAGTACGACCAAGGCCGTTGAACAGCGTCGACGTCTTCACGCGGTAGTCGTAGCTCTCTTGGTCCTCGGCAGGGAACTTCGGCAGGTAGGTCTCGCGCGCGGCGCGCATCGCCTTGGTACCGCCCAGCAGCGCGTCGATCTTGTTCCAATCGGCCTGCATCGCAGCTACTGCTGCTGAGACTTCGTTGACCTTGGCCATAGCTTCCTTGCTTAAATTCTCAGCGTCCCAGCCTGGGCCGTGCGCTTGACGACTGGCCAGCGCTTCGTGATGAAGTAGCCGCCGGCGTCGTTGTTGTGGTCGAAGCCGCCTTTCTTGTCCGGATCGCCTTTGTCGTCGTAGATCTGGCGCTCAAGGCAGAGCGTGTACTTCTGGCACTTGTTCGTGTTGACCAGCATCCGGCGCTCGTCGTAGGTATTGCACAACATGGCGTTCACGCTGTTGATGCGGTCCTTGACCGATGGATTGGTCGGATCCACCACCACGGTGAACAGAGCGGCGCGCAGCAGAGACAGGTCCGACTCGCTGGCGCAGCTGGATTTACGATTCTGGCCGGAGGCGTCTGGATAGACCGCAATGGTGTGCTGCTGACCAGCCTGCTTGTAGCGGTCCTTGATCTTCTGGATCATCGCCGGCGTATCGAACACATCCGAGAATTCATCGACCGCGCGCGGCAGCCCTTCGCGGATCACGAACACCACTGCGGCCATTTTGCCGACGTTGAAGTCCATGCCGATGTGCAGCGCGTCGCCGGGCTGAACCGTGTCGTCGGTGTGATTTTTCCTGCGGTCGAAGCAGTAGTAGATGACGCCTTGGTAGTTCTCGAAGCTGGCGAGGTACTCCTGCCGGAACGTGCGCGGGTCCATCTTGCGCCGCGCCGCGTCTACCTCTTCCGGCGGAACGTTGCCGCCGTCGAGCGAGGTGTAGAGCCAACTCTTATGGTCAGGCTCCTTGCCCTGCCCATCCAGATAGCTGTCGTAGCAGTGATTGAAACCCTTCGGCGTGCCGATCCGCAGCGCGTGCCCGCCGATTCGCTGCTCGCCGTTGATCGTGTACTTACAGGTCGACAGCATCGGCCGCAAGACTTCTTCCCACGCGACGTACGGGCAGTCCGCCCATTCGTCCACCAGGACGAAAAACAGGCCCGAGCCGCGCAGATTGTCGTAGGCGTCCAAGCCGACGATGCGGACCACGTGGCCCGCCTTCGTAGTGATCGAGCACTCGGTCTCGTTCGGCTTCGAAGCACGCCAGCTGGCAGGGATGGCCTGCTTGAGGCGGCGCCAGAAAACCCGCTTCGCCTGCTTGAACGTCGGCGCCGCGTACCAGATCTCATCTTCGACGCTGACGCCCCACTGCGCCGCCAGGCGCACGGCGCGCCGAATCTCAGCCTTGCCGAGGAAAGTCTTGCCGAATCGCCGGCCGCACACCGCGTCGCGGAAGCGCGCCTTCTTCTGCCAGCCCCAGACGTAAATGTTCGCCTGCTTCGGCGTCAGAACGACCGGCGGGTCAGAGTACAGGGCTATCTGGGACATCTTCGTCAGGCTTCAGCACGTACTCAGCGGCTTTCGGGATTCCCCCCTCCTGTGTCCCAGCCGGTGTCTTCGGCGCGTCGAGGCGGCGGTTCACGTAGACATCGCCTACCTCTTTAGCTGCCTGCTCGATGATCTGCATGGCCAGCGGTAGGTTGCCCTTCGACTCGGCCCGTTCAGCCATCCGGTCGAGCGCTCGCAGTCGGGCGGAGCGATTCGCGATGCCGATCTCCGCAGTCTCCTCACGGAAGCGCTTGCGGGTGTCATCAAACAGCGTGCGCCACTTGATGTTCAGCGTCCGGCCGGCGTACTTCGTCGGGTCGTAGGTTTCAACCTGCTGACGGGTGACGTCTAGCTTGAATTGTTCCTTGACCGAGGCGACCACCTGCGTCGGCTTGTCGAAGCACGCCAGCGCCTGCACGATGAAGGCTTTGACGTCATCCTTGAGTGCAGCCATAGGGGTGCCTTCCGTCAAGGGGCCGTCAATGTCAAGCCGCCTTCAGCAGACAGGTACCGCACGCCCTCGCTATGTTGATCTTTGCCACCTCTGGGGCGGCGTTTGCGGCGGCGACCAGTTGGGCCAGCGTGCCTTCGGGATGACCTATTCCGTAGCGGCGGACCACACCGACAAATTCTTCGACGTCGTGGCCGCGAATCATCAGCTTCGGCATGCCGTCCTTGGTAAAGGCCGGGCTGCCGAAGATGTCCTGCTCCTGGCCGATGTGATAGAGCTCATGCTCCACCAGAGCGCAGAACTCGGCGTCCGTGCACGTGAGGCAGTAGCTCGCGTCCAGCGTGATCAGGTAATCCGGCACGCGGCCGAACCAGTCGGCCATCTGCTGTTGCTGGCGGCCCTTCTGCCACGGGCCGCAACGGAAGGTCATTTCTTCGCACTGCCCGATGACGGTGCGGCCTTGCTTTTGGAAGCTGCCGGGCGCCCAGAGGAACTGCACGTCGGCGTATTCCAGGTGCGCGTGATCGTCGTTGTGCAGCTGGCCACCCTCGGTGAGGATCTCGGCCCGGGCCCAGGCGAGTACTTCAGGCGCGGGAGCGAAGCGGCAGTTCAACGGGTCAGCGAACACGGCCGGCGGCACCGGGCGGCCAGCACCAGGTGCAGCGGACTTCTTTACCATGCTACTGCGGGTCGATCGATAGCATCACCGGCGGGATCGTGCGACCGAGGATGGCCAACTCGACGCTGCCGCCGGCGTTCAGTACCGCCAGCTCTTCTGCGCTCGGGCGCCAGTACGAAACCACCGCCTCCATGTCGCCGAACTTGGCGCGGGTGATCGGCAGCGCGGCGCAGGTCAGGTCGCCCTGATTCCAGCCGACCGGTGCGCCCAGCACGTCGTTGTTGGATGGGTGCTGGTGCTTGTTCATGGCGCCGGCACTGCCCGCACGGCTTCGAAGATTTCGATGATGTCGGGGCTCGCAGTGACGATTCGTACGCGCAGCGGTGCCTTCTCGATGCCGGTGCGCGATCCGAAAATGTCGCCCCAAAGATCCATAAACCCCGGCGACGACGCACTGGCCATGCCATGCACGATCATCCGATCACCACCGGGGTGGCGCAACTCGGTGAAACCGTTCCACTCTGACACGATGGCGAAGTTGGCCAATGTCTTATCACCCAGCTTGAACGAGTAGGTCTTCGTTTCGGTCAGTTCGATTTCCATGAGGTTCCTTTTAGTGTCGCCGCCCGCTCCGAGCTGGAACCTCGGGGCGCATTGCAGCACGCCCGCCGGCCGGACCACCCGGCCATGTTTCGTCAGCGATCTGCGCCCGCTTTTAGTGCCCGCCCGCTGGAGCGCGATGGGCGGCAGCAGCACGTTACTTGTATGGCCAGGCGGCCTTGTTCGGTTCGCGTGGTGCGCGCGGCACCGGCGCGGGGCGTTCAACGCCCCACAGGATCATCATGATGGCGAGTAGACTCATGCATCACCTCAAAAAAAAACCGCTGCGTGAAAGCAGCGGCAAACGTACAGCAGGGGCTGAACTGGGAAATGTGGTGCCATCACAAGGATTCGAACCCTGGACCCGCTGCTTACAAGGCAGCCGCTCTTCCACCTGAGCTATGACGGCACGTCCAACACTATATGAAGTGCTGGCTAGAACCTATTTCTCGACATTGTCGAGGGCCCGTACAACCAAGGTAACTCGTCGGTGAGTGAACCTTTTGATGGTTGTCACTTTCTACGTTGCTATCCCGCCGTTGGCGCGCTGTCAAACCGCGCAATGTAGCGGGTCACTAGAATTAGGTGCCGGGTTACAGCGTCCTGGCGGCCGATCTGGCACGCGGCCCGAAGGCGGCGCCCGGCTGGGTACTCTGTCTAAAATGTTTGCCTTTGCGGCGTCCCCTGAGTATCTCCGGGCGGGTGCTCCGAAACTCATCAGCCGATTTTTGACCCGTGCGCGTCACGTCGCGCTTCTACGCCGGCAGCGCGCCGAATTGGCGACTGGCGGTGAGGCTTAGGGCTTTGCTACTTCATGATACACCTCCTTGGCGGCCGGCTTAGTGCGGCCTACCAGCGTGCAGGCTTGCGCGGCAGCGCTGCGGCAGCTTCCCGCGCGGCGGCCATGTCGTCCTGCATCGCGAGCAGCGCCATGCACATCCGCACCCAGCGGATCCGGGCGAGGTAGTCGGCGGAAGTCGGGGTACTCGGCATAGCGGCCTCGCAAACAGGCGCGGAAATAGAAAAAGCCACCGCAAGGGTGGCTTCGTTGGTGCTCCAGCGCTATCTGCGAAGTGAGCGGTACACGCGAGCGAAAGCATCAAAGGATCGGTGCTAGCCTCGAATCACTGCTATCGGTGAGGCTATAAGCCTGCATTACGAGTGCGGTGAGTGTGTTGGACGGACGTTAACGTACTCCGATTGGTAAGTCAACTGTATCGACTTAGATAGAGTAAAAATTGAGCTATTTGACCATGCCCTCCGATCTGGGCTAGAGACGTCAGACGCGGCACTATCAATTTGCAATTTGTTGCGCCGTGGTTTCAAATTAACAATTATTATTGACATATTCTTTTTCGATAATTACCTTATAGTTTCATAAATTACAATTGATAACTAGGGGGTATATGAAAAACTTTGTGATCATCACAGCAATGTGCCTACTTTCTGCAGGCGCATCTGCACAACAACAAGGCGCCGCTCCAGCCGATGGTGCTGCGATCGACAAACAAATTGAAGAGGCTCAAAAAACTATCGACGCCCTTAAGGCCCAAAAAGCCGAGTTGGCAAAAAAGAAAGTGGAGGATGCAGACAAAGCAGCAGCCGACACGGAAAAAGCAGCTGCAGCCGCGAAAGAAAAAGCAGCGAAGGCAAAAGCAGCTGCCGATGAGGCAAATGGCAATGCATCGAAAAACGATGAATTTTGGAACAATTTCGGTGTCGGATTGGCAGTATCCACGAAGCTAGGCAAACGCGGATCAGCAATTGAAGAGGCGCAGCTCGTCAACGGCGTGGTGCGCGTTTCCAGCGAACGTGATGTCGTCCCTCGATTGATGCTGGAGCGGCACTGGTACTTCACCGAGCGATTTGATAACCTGCACTTCCGTCAGGGTGTGTTCGTCGGTGCCAGTCTATTCGGCGATAAAAAGCTAATGGATTCAGTAACGCTGGGATGGCTCGTCGCTTTCAAACCGAATGATGGCGATAAGTCGACCCACAACCTCGGTATCGGCCTCTCAGTTGAACCGTATTCGAAAGAACTTGGAGACGGCATTAAGGCAAATCAGCCACTACCTACTGGCGAGAATGCGATCCGCTATAAAGAAAAAAATCGCTTGGCTATAACGGTAATTTACACCTACACGATGGGGAAATGATTAGCCGGGGTGCTGCGGTAGCTTGGGCTCGCTGCCTGAACAATCGTAGCACCTTTCCGCTTTTAGGTAGCCCACTTCTACAGCTCGGCACAATCTGGTCCCTCGGCGAGAATGCCAGCGCGGTATCTGTTGGCACCTCAAACTCCAGTCACGCCCCGAGGCATAATTCCTGCACGTGCGTTGTGCGATTGGAGCAGGCCTTCCAGCCCGGACACCATGTCCAGCACGCGCTCAGGTCCCGAATAGAGCATCAATCGAACAATAGCGACACCTCGCGAACTCGTCAGGACGTTCCTCGCGCATGACAAGTGTGGGATAGCGAACAACGTCAACTGGTAAAAGATACAAACCGCGCACAGCCGAGTTTGATGGCTCAAGTTGGATTGCAATAATGAAATGTATTCCTGCGACCTCGCGTAGGGGAAAGCTCCAACGGTACGGCCGGTCCTCGCGATTGCGGCGCGCCCGGACGACAAGCAACCGTGTGTGTGCGGCGCCGTTCAAAACGAAGGTGTTCTTCGACGGCAGCGGATCAAACGTACCGCCAGCGGCTGCCACACATTCTTTGACCTTTGCCATCGCGTCATTACGGATAGTCTCGGTCTTGCGTAAGCTGTCCAGGTAACGATCGGCCCGTTGCGTGGCCGGCACGCCTGCCAGACGGTATGCGTTGCTGAGCGTCTGGAAACGGTTCAGGAACGCATTGTGGTGTGGACCGTCCGGATACTCATCGATCAGCTTCGTCGAGATTTTGCCGTGTTCCGAATAGATGCGCCGCAGGATATCCAACAACTCCTGCCGCGTGTAGCGCTCCGCGCGCTCGCGGCGAATCTCCTGCGCGCGGTGAAAAACTGCCGAATCGATCAAGGCCGGAAAGGCTTTCGGCTTCCTGATCCATGCTTGGCGCGGATTGTCGCAGACCACGCCCTGCAGCTTGTATGATTTGCGGTTGTACACCACGGTGCCGATGTACTTCTCGTTCGTCAAGATGCTAACCACAACCGGCGGGGTCCACGTCCGGCCGGATTCCGAAGTGATGCCACGGGCGTTTAGTTCTGCGGCGATCGCAGTGTCGCCCTTCTCGCCGCTCACGTACCAGTCATAGATCTGGCGCACAATGGCCACCTCGTGACTCGGGCCCCACACGAAAATGACGTGGTCGGCCGGCGCGCCTTTCCGATCTCCGGCCACCAGGACCCTACGAATTTCGCCGTCTGGCCCAACCGAGGCGCGGCGCAAACCATATCCTGCCGGCCCACCTTGCTTGAATCCCGACCGAGCAAGGCGTGTCTGTGCCTCGAACACCTTCACGGACAGGGCGCGACTGTACTCAGCTGCCATTGCGCGCTTCATCGTCTTCACGATTGCTGCTATCGCGGAGCCGTCGTTATCGAATTCTTCCGCACAATAAACCACGTCGATCCCGGCGTTCCGACAGAGGAACTCGTAGTGTGCGCTTTCGTCTACATCTTGAAACCGTCCCCATCGGCTGACGTCGTACACCAGGATTACGTGGTACTCGACGTCCTTACTGGTGACATCAGCCAATAACCGCTGCAGACCTGGCCGCCCTTTTATCCCCAGCCCGCTCTTCCCGGGGTCTGAGTACTCGGAGACGACCTCTATGCGGTGGCGGCGCGCGTACGCGGCGATGGCCGCCCGCTGGTTGGCGATTGAACCCGCCTGCCCATCCGATGACATTCGAAGGTAGGAAGCAGCCTTCCTACCAACCAACGCGCGGGCGCTGCCCGTAGACTTGCTTGATGGCATGGCGCACCTCAATCAGTTACCCATACCTTCAAACGATAGCACGACTATATGCGCCTCCGGTCTCTCGTCTCACGAGGACAAAGAGAGCGACCTCGATCGAAACGTGGTTCTCCGCCAGAAACGCCGCAGCGAACTGAAGCCCATGCATCCTTGCCAAGTCCAGAGCCACCCGGCACATTGCTTTCGTCCTGTAGTCCATCAGCGCAGATTACCAGACCGGTGCGCGCGCCGTTTGATGTGGATCAAGCTCCTTGGCTGTTGCGCAGCATTACCGAAGCGCGAGTATTATGCGATTGAAGCAGACCTTCCAGTTCGGACACCATGTCCTTGACCCTCTCCAGTTCGAAGCCTCCGGCGCCGGAGATCTCCGCCTTGCCGGTGCCTCTGCAAGGAACGCAGATACGGCGGTCGGCAGTGTTGCCGCTGCCGCTGCACGCCGGGCACTTCCCGTCCAGCCAGTAGGCCAGCGAGCGCTCGGCAACGCGGCGGTACAGCGCCTGGGCGGCCTGCGCGTCCCACGCGGTGCCCTCCTTCACCCACTTGCGCTCGCGTCCCTTGACGATCACGCGCGCGGTCCAGATGCGCAACAGGCTGCCCAGGTTGGCACTACCCGATTCGAACAGCTTGTGCTGAGTGCCGTCGGCGTACTTTACGCGCGAAAGAAGCGATCCAATACCGGCGCCGGTGGTGTCGGCCAGCGCGGCCGCGCACAGCGCGTCGGTGGCGTGGTGATGTTCATCATCGCGCAAGTCGGACGAATTTACGGCGTGCAGGTATCGGTCAGCAAAGCCCATGTGGTGTACTCCTTGGTGTGTAGCTGGACGTTAACACAGTCTTTTGTGTTTCGCTAGGCCACGTGCGCGTGGTGTCATACGCGCAGTACGCCGTTGCGATCGAACTCTGCGACTGCCGCTGCAGCCGCCCGCGCAATATCGAAGTTCGATACCGTGCGCAGGAAATCCATCAGCTGCGGCAGGCCTGCCTTGAGCAGATGCATTTCGTCGCCGCTGGCACCTGTCTTGCCGACGCGCTGAGCGCGGTGCTGGATCTCCGCGCAGGCCAGCACCATGCTGTGCGCAACGTCGATGATCGCGTGCCCGGCCGGCGCCGTGCGCTTCGCGAGGTCCGCAGCCGACAGCAGGTCGTAGATGTGCTGTTCCTGCAGGTGGTCCATGCCCAACGCGATCATGGCCTGGTAGCCGGGCATTTCCATCTGCACCTGCCGGCGCATGCCGAACGGAAGGACCGCCGGTTTCTGCCGGTAGGCCTTGCGTGGTTTCTTCGACTTGCTCATGCCGCAACCTCGCGCCGGCCGCGATACGATTCCCAGTCGAACACCACCACCTTGCCGCCACCCTCGCGCAACCGATCAACCGCGCGCGCGCCCAGGTACTTCTCCAACTCCCCGATGGCCAGATTGCTGATGATGATCATCGGACGGCGCGCCTCGTAGCGGCCGTTGATGATTTCGAATAGGATCAGCTTTTCGGCATCGGTGCCGAACTGCACGCCCACCTCGTCGAGGATCAGCAGATCCGGCTCGACCAGATCCCGCAGCGCCTGCGCTTCGGTCCGCTGGACGCCCTTGCCATAGGTTTCCTTCACGGACCGTACGGCGCGGATCACCGAGGAAAACACGGCTTGGCCGCCCTGCTCCAGCACCGCGTGCGCGATGCCAACAGCCAGGTGGGTCTTGCCGGTGCCAACGTCGCCGCAAAAAATCAGGCACGCGCCGGACTTGCGGACGGACCCGAAGTTGTCAGCATAGCGCTGAGCTACGGAGAGCGCCTGGGCGGCCTCCGGACACGTCGGCAGGTACGTAGACAGCCTCCGGTCAGAAAAGCGCTCTGGAATCGCCGCACGGCCCAGCCGGGCGTCCCATGCACGGGCGGAAAGCTGGCCCCTCCATGCGACCTGCGCCGCCGCCCGCTCTGCTTCTTCATCCGCCTGATCGCACACAACGCAGGTTGACCAGGCGCCAGCCACGAGCATCGAAGTGAACTCGCCGTGGTGCTCGCATCGTTCCAGGATGGCGCTGAAGTAGCGCGAGCGGCCGTCAGAACGAGCCATCGGCGCGAACTCCTGCCCGGTAATCCTGCGCGGCAAAGTTGTCATGTTTCTGTCCTTTCTGCGGCGTGCCGCGTTTGATCGTCAGTTGGTCCCACTTGTCGCGCAGCTTCGCCGGCGAGAGGATGTTGGCGCGCCAGAATGTGTCGGTCTGCACCCAGTCAAACATCTCGCAGATCTCGCGATGCGTGATCTTCTTGCCCTCACGTAGCAGGCGCACCTCATCAGCCCACTTTGTGAACTTCGGCCGCGAGTGTTTGGGGTTGGTCTTCAGGATACGGTCGAAGATCCACTCGGCGCAGCGCTGGTCCTCCTCGGTGTACTTTTGCTTCTTCTCCGGCGCGATGCCATCCCCGTCGACAATCTGCGGGTCGGCGTCATTCGCCGACAAAGAAGGTATACCTATGGTGTCTGGTGTATGGGTATTGGGTATTGGTGTATGGGTAGCCGTTGCAGGCGTTGCAGGTGCCGTTACAGGTGGCGTTGCAGGTTGGGGCGTTTCCGGCTCATGCAACGAGGCCACCATCAAGCGCAATTCCTTGATCCCGATGTTCCAAGTAGCATGCCGCCCCGCTGCTGTAAGCTGCGCAAATAGGCCTGCACGCTCGTCCCTATGCCGTTTCAGGCGCGTTTCCTCGTTGGCCTTCTTCGCCTCGCGCTCTGGCTCGCCGGCCTGGTAGGCCGCGATAATTTCGTCGCAGGTTTTGTGGTGCCAGCCATCCGCCTCGAGATAAAAAAATTCTTTGAGAACAGCATCAACTGATTTTTTTTCCTCACGAGTGCGTGCGCGGACCACGCGTTTTATTTCATCCGTGTCCGGATCGAGCGGAACTTCCTTGTCGAGATAGCGGCGAATCATGCGGCAGTAGATGCCATCCTCGCAGGCCGACAGGTGTGACGTGTTCTTGTCATAGTCGCCAATGTGGTGCTCAAAATAGTTCACGGACGCCCTCCACTGCAACCGCGTAGGCAGTCCGCCCTGTCAGCGCGTCGCGGACCGTCGATTCGGCCACGCCGAACCGGCGCGCCAATTCCCGGTACCCGGCGCCACGAACACCAGGCTTGTGCGCTGCGCGGATCGCGCGCACCTGGTCATCAGTCAAAGCACGGCGGCGGGTCACGATGCGTTCTCCTGATCCAGCGCGGCCAGATCGAACAGCGTGGGCATGCTGACCTCGCGCTCCATCAGCTGCAAGTAGTGCACCTGGTCGCGGAAGTAGCCGGCGTTCAATTCCGAACCGGCGCCTCGGCGGCCCAGCTTGACCGAGCGCACGCCGACGGTACCGAGGCCGTGGAACGGGTCGTAGACGATGTCACCCTTATTCGTGTAGCGATTGATCAAGCGGTCCACGATATCGATCTGGAACGGACATACATGATTCTCGACCGCGCGCGCCGACTGCTCGCCGTTCAAGGTGCGCATGCGGACGATGTCATGCCAGACCATCGGATCGCTACTGCCCGGTGCGAGGCTCATGTAGGTGGCCGGCAGCGCGTTGGCGGCCAGCATATGCTCGCCGGTCGCGACGTGCAGCTCGTAGTCGTAGACATTGGTCAGCGACAGCTCGGTGAACAGCTTGGCCAGCTTGCCGGGCCCATAGGCGGCCAGCTCTGCCGCACCCAGCAGGCGGTTGCCGCTTGAGCGCCAGAAGGCGTGGGCGTCGACCTGCCAGCGCGCCACGCTGTAGCCGGTGCCGGGGATCGGCGCCAGCTTGCGATCGAACGACACGGCGGTGCCGGCGTCGTCGATGCACAGCGGCTTCTGCTTGGTCACCGGCACGTCGGCGTAGCCGCGCGAGCGATCGGATTGTGGCTTGTGGAACAACAGGATGTACTCTGGCATGCCTACACCCATCTTCGTACCGTCCTTGCACACCTCGGAGTAGCCCAGGCGGTAGGTCTGGTTATTCTCGCGCACCACGTCGGTCACCACCGTGATCATGCCCATGTAGTCGAAGCCATGCTTCTGGGCGTGGAAGATCGCCTCGGCGTGGAAAGGGCTGACCGTCGGAACGCCGGCGCCAGTGACGTTGCCGAACAGGATCCGGTCCTTGACGTGGCAGGCGTAGATGCGGCCTGGCTGGAGGATGCGCAGCAGCTGCGGCGTCAGAAAGTCCATCTGCCGCCAGAACTGGTCATTGTCCACGGTGTGGCCGAAGTCGTTGTAGCTCGGGCTGTATTCGTACTGGTTCCCAAATGGAATCGACGTCAGGATCATGCCAACAGAATTGTCCGGCTGCTCCAGCGCTTCCAGAACACAGTCGTTGTTCGCCACCGTGAAGTGCTCTCCGACGGCGACCTGGCGCTGCACGCCGATGGTGCGCGCGAGCGTGTCCTGCATTTGCAGCTGGTCCAACCCGTATTCTCGGATGATCTCGCCCATCATAGCCACGGCGTCGTCGTGCAGGCGCCATTTCTCCATCAGGATGGCCAGCACCGCGCGCTCTACTTCGGTGTGGATCAGATGCACGCTGCAGGTGCCGGCCTGGCCGAAGCGGTAGATCCGGTGGGCGGCCTGGATGAAGTCTGCAAACTTGAAGCCGATGCCGGCGAAGATCATCAGCTGGCACTGCTGCAGGTTCGGGCCGGCGCCGTACATCACCGGCTTGGACAGGAAGATATCGGTTCGGCGCTCACGCCAATCGTCCATCAGCTGCTCGCGGAGGTCCTGATCTTGGCTGCCGTCCAGCGAAGAGACGGTCCAGCCCTCGGCCGCGATAGCCTTCTCCAGCGCGCGCTGCTCGTCGTTCAGGTCACACCAGACGATGGCCTGTGCGCCGGCGGGCCGACCGCGCAGCAGATCGACCACCTTCGCAACACGGTCGAGCAAGCTCTCGCGCTTCTCGCCGGCAGCGGCCGACAGGCCCATCGCGACGTTTGGGATCAGCAGCCCCTGCCCGTTCTTCTCGTTGCCGGCGGCCTCGTAGTTGCTGGCCACCTCGTGCACCTGCAGGTCGAGCGGCGGCAGCACATAGCCCTCGTCCGAGTGGCCCAGGTCGCTCGGCTTCTGAAGGTACAGCGCCCAACTTGCTACCCACAGCCAAAATTCCCGGATCTTATGGGGATACAGCGTCAGGTTGCCGGCCTTTTCGCTGTCTCGCTGGAAAAAGCGAGTAAGCGCCTCACCAGTATCCATAGTGCCCAGGAAGCCGGCATAGTGGATCAGCTCCTTCAAGCGGTTGGGGCTCGGCGTGGCTGTGAACACGAACTTGAATTCGACCGACTCGAACATCGGCAGGAACTCTTGAAAGGTCTTGCTGCCGTAGCTGCGCAGCACGGCCGCCTCGTCCAGCGCCACCGCGCGGCACCGCGTCACGTCGATCTTGCCGTCGCGGACGGTCTCATAGTTCGTGAGGTAGATGACGTCCGGGTCGACCATCTCGGCCGTGGACCGGATGAACTGCAACTTCATAGCATACTCGCCGGTGAAGCGCTGGCGCGCCTCGCGCACGAACTCCTGGCGCACTCCCAGCGGCAGCACGATCAGACGCAGGCCAGGGCGATGGATGCCGATGAGGCGCATGATTTCGAGGTTGGTGGCGGTCTTATGCAAGCCAAAGCTGGCGAATATCGCGCGCTGGCCACCGGCGAGCGCCCAGCGCACCATGTCGCGCGTGTGCGGCTTGAGCGCCGGATTGATCTCGGCCAGTGGCACGTTGAAGCCACGGCGCGGCGCCAGCTTGATTTTCTCGCGCAGGAACTGGCCATACTCGGCCTGCACCAGCAGTTTTTGTTCTTCAGGGCTAAAAGCGCTCATTATTTCTCCGTAATTTTCTAAAATTGTTCAATGTTCCAGCCGCCGCCCGCCTTCTTCGGTAGAGGCTGGACGGCGATAAACTGCAATGGGTACATGTCGGCAGCGATCTTGATCTTGGCGCGGGCATCGTCCTGCCAATGCCCTTTCACTTCGTGTGCCTCCAGTGCGCCACTGGCCAGCATCACAATGAAATCGGGCGTGTAGAACGTGTTGTCCGCGAGTCGAAATTTGATGCCCTCGAACTTGAACCAGACCACCTCGCCAGCGCGCCGGCGCAGCTCCAGCGTGTTGGCGTATACCTGTTCGGTTTTGTTCATGGCGCCGACCTTCAACCGGCCGAGCGCCTGAACATGTCGTTGCATCATTCGATCAGTCCCTTCATGCGTAAAAATTGGTGAGTAAGCGACACGCCGGCGCGGAATGCCAAATCGACGGCCGCTTTCGTCAGCCAGGCTGGACGTGGGCGCCGGCCGTCCAGCACGTCGTGGCAGGCGCTGCAGCCGATTGCGGCGGCAGTATCAGGAGCTTTGAGGCCCATGCCCTTGCCGTCCGCCAGCGCGTTGCTGTGGCAAAGCACGGACGTGGCCGGGTCGCGGTTGCAGACGCCTTCCAACTGGATCGTGCAGTCCTGTCCACGCGCGGCTTTGCGGATCGGCGTCATCTTCGGGCCTTTGGACTTGAGGCCGCGTGCGCGGGCAACCTTGGTGGTGGTCTTCGCCACCTCCCGGGCTTCGATGCGCTCGCTGCGCGCGAACGCGGTCCGCTTCATCGGTGCATTGCCGGGCTTCATGGGAGTGCGGCGCATCATGGTACGATCCTACTTTTACGCAGAGGCAACATGATTCGGCGCAACGACAATCCATATGCAGAACAATGTGAGCACAGGGGAATCTCAGGCACTAAGGCTGCGGTCCAATTGGTCACCGACATAATGCAGCGGCAATACATGCTCGCTTGGCTCGAAGTTGCGGAGCGCGACGAGCGATTGGCAGCATCAAACAAACAAGATGAAATTGCGGAGCGAGGAGTCGCCGCAGCGGAAGCTGCGGCTAAGTCATCGGCCGCGTCGGTACGGGCAGCAGCCTTCGCTGCCGTCGTATCATTTTTTGCACTGGTAGTAGCGATAGCCGCATACATGAAGCAGTGATTCACGAATCAGCCTCCGAGAACAACAGCGGCTGCACGGCGCCATTGGCGTAGACCGTATCCATAATGGTCGTAGCCAGAGGTTCGTCGCCATCCCAGCCGTCCGGCCAGGTCTCCAGTGCGATCAACTCGCGGATGCGCGCCTCTTCCTCGGGGTTGATCAGGTCCACCTCTGGCCGGCGCTGGGCGCGCGCAGCATCGTTCACCTCGTTCTGAATGGCGAGGATCGTACTCAAACCCATCAGCCGCGCCTCAAAGGTCAGCGGTCCCATGCGCTGCGGATTTGCCGCAGCCTTTCCGCTTTTCAGGATCTCCAGCCCAGCTTTGCGAAGGCGGTGCCGCGGCAACCGCAGCTCTCGCCACAGCGGTTTGATGCGCTTGAGTGGTGCCAAGTAGGCCCATCGCGGGTTCGTCAGGATGTTGTCCAGCGCCATATCGGTGTCGACCAACGGGCAACCCGTGCAGCCGGTGCGCGCATTGATCTCTTCGGCCTCGTCGCCGCCGTAAGCCTCGGCGATAGCGGCCGTGCTCCAGTCGCCAAACTCCGCACCGGGCGCCCAGTGGCGCAGCCATTCCCACACGTGGCAGACGCGCCAGTGCAGCAGCGGCGCCAACGTGGCGAGTCGGCCGCGCAAGCCCTTCGCTTCGGGCAGCACCTTTTGATACCACCCCTGCCCGCATTCAGCTCCGTCCTTGCTACAGCTCATCTCGATGCGCTGGTCGCGGATGGCGCTCTCACCTTGGCGGACGCCGGTGATCATCAGCACTTGGCCGTCCAGCTCGGCCAGCCGCTGTTCCAGCGCGTGCTGCATTGGGTCGATCTTGATTTGCCGTGTGCACCAGCGCAGCGTGTTGTTGTTTGGCGGCGGCACACCGCGCCCGAGAATGTAAACCATGAAGCGCTTATCCATCGGCGCCATGACGATCTCGACCTGAATGCCGCGCTCGCGCAACTCGTCAATGATCTGGCTAGCGGCGTGCGCCAGCGGCAGCAGCTCCTGCCGCGTGTCCGCGTAAAACACAGTCAGGGTCTTCGGGCGCGGCACGCGGCCGGTATCTAGCAGCCACATCACCAGTGTCAGCGTGGCGCTGCTGTCCTTGCCACCCGACCAGGCGATGCCCCAGTGATCGTGCGAAGCGCCGTAGGCCAACAGCGACTGGATCGTCATCTCGATGGAGTCAGTCATCTGCAGCCGCGTGGAGCCGACTGCGAAGATATCGGCCTGATTCACAGTACAGCCTCCAGCGCACGGGCGATGCCGGCACGATCAAGGCCTGCGGCGCGGAAGCCGTCTCGCGTCGCGTGGAAATACTGCGTGCGCAGCAGCTGCTCGCCGGCGCGCGCCAGGCCGGCCGCAACCAAGCGCTCCATCGCCGCGCGGTCCTGGACGTTGCACAGGTAGTGGTTGCGGAAGCCCCAGTGCGATTTCGAGTCGTGCGCCGTTGCGCCGAGCATGTGCCGCAGCTTGTCGAGGTCGCCTTCGGCGAGGCCGGCCGTCAGGCGGCAGTGCTCGCACTTGCCGTGCTGGCCCAGTTGGCGCGCGGTGACTTTGGCGCCGCATGCGCAGCGCTTCACCTGGTGAACCGGGCCGGGCTTTTCGTTTTGGATGGCGCGGTGCTGGCGCTCCGCGCGGGAGAGGTCATAGATCATGATATATTTGCCTTTTTAATAACGGAGGCGTTATGGATTCGAACTACAAAGTCATTCAAGACACCGATGGTCGATGGGTTTGGGTGACTCTCGTGCATGACCACAAGCCACTTGCGATCAGCAGCTCCCCAATTAGCTTTCCGGATGAAGACAGCGCGAAGGCAGACTGGGTACAGCATTACGAGGCATCGCGCGACAAGAACGGCAAGACCATTCGAGCGAAGACTGACTTGCAGAGACTGATTAGTACTGCAGCGGCAGCCTGCGAAGATTGCCGCGACGCCGTATTTGCAGAAATCCACTGGCACGCGCCAGACGAAATGGGTTGCAACTGGAACACCAACTCGCTTCGAGGAAGTGACTGGTTTGGCTGTGTTGACTGCATCAATCCCGCAATGATCCAGTTGAGAAACGCCTATAACATTCCTGACGAAGGCTAAGCTCACGCCGCCACCATCCCCATCTCACGCTCGTGCGTGAAGTTGGCGCGGATCAGCGCCTCGGACAGCGGCGGGCAGACGCTGTTGCCGCACATGCGCACCTGGGCCGACTTCGTCAGCGCCACTCGCGGCAGCAGCAAGGGATCACCGTCGGCCTGGTGCCCATCCTTGAACAGCAGTTCCGGGTCCGGGATTTCCTTGATCACGTAGTCGGCCGGGAAGCCCTGCGCGCGGTAAAGCTCGGCCGGCTCCAACATGCGTAGGCCGATATCGACGATCTGGTAGTCCACGCCCTGAATCGTCACCAGTCCGTAGCGGTCCTTCGTTGTCACGGTGTGCAGCGGCTCTTCAAGACGCGGGTCCTGGTCGGTGCCGTAGTACTTCACCAGGAATGCGCGAACCTCGGTGTGGTGCTGGCCGCCAGCGCTGACTGTGTGCAGCGGTTCATCCATTCCCGCTGTGCTGCTGGTGCCCCGCAACTTCACAAGGCTGCTCGTCATCACCGCATGCCGGGCGCTTGCCGTCACGGTCTTGATCGGCTCACGCGCATCCTGGCCGCGAGATTCATCGCCCTTCTGCGAATACATGGCCTCGATGTGAGCGGTCACGATACCCAATGCGTGAGGCGCGCCGGCCGGATTTTCCTTCGGTCCTGCGGTGATAGTTGGGATGGGCTCGTTCATGTCGCTGCCGGTCGCGCCTGTGCGAAACTTGGTGATGTGCGCCGTGACCAGCGCCGACTTCCCACCGCCGCCAGGCATGACGGTCCCCATCGGCACGTCGGCCGGATGGCCCACGCTCATACCCATGTCGCGCTGGATATGCGCGGTTACAAGCGCAGTATCGCCTTTGGCCGTGACCGTCGCGGCAGGTTCGTCCGCGCTGCGTGGGCGACTATCACCGGCGCGACCGCCCACGCCCACCAGTGTGGCGGACACAGCGCTGAAGTGGCCGCCCTTGACCTGAGCGCAGATGGTGCGCAGCGGCTCATCGGCGGGCATCGTGCGCTGGTTGCTGGAGTTGGCGTGCTCGTTCAAGAACGCCGTCACCAGCGCCGCCTTTCCGGCGCCCGCAACAACGGTGCCCATCGGCTTCTCGATGTCGAGCGCGCGCGGCTGCTGCGGAGCGGAAATCAGGGTAATTCGCGCTTCCTCTCCGCACGCCGGGCACTCTGCAGGCGCAAGACCGCCGGCGCCGGTCGCGTGCTTATCTTCGAAGTCCTCGCCGCAGGCGCCGCACCGGTATCGAGCCGCGCGTTCGCCATATCCGACCTGCACCATAGTGGCGGTGGCCAGCGCCTTCTCGCCACGCTGCGCGCCGGTGATGGTACGGAATGGCTCGTGCACGGATTCGCTTCGGTCGGCACCCTGGTGCGTCACAGGTACGATGCTGGGCACGACGACGGCGCGGTGATTTTCCGTAGTCATGGTGCCGAACGGCTGGTCGGCAGAAACCGGCTTGCCCGAGTAGATCGGGCCGCCCTGCCCTACGATGAACGGCTGGGCCGCGTCGACGACGTAGCGCATGATGCCCTTGGCGATGCGGCGCATCGTGGCGTCGGCCAGCGGGCGCTTGCGCTCGAAGATCGAGGGGCATGGGATCGACCAGTCGATGCACTCGGCGGCCGTGCGCCACGGCGCGAGCTTGCCAGCGACGACGGCCTGCGACGTCGGTGCGGCATTGGTCGCTTCCGGCCACTGGATCGGCAGGCCGTCACGGCGCGCCACCAGGAAGAAGCGCTTACGGATCGTCGGCGTGTTGTAGTCGCTGGCGCGCAGCTCACGGTAATCGACCGTGTAGCCGTGGCCGCGCAGCTGGCGCAGGAAGCTCTCGAAGGTCTTACCCTTCTTCGCGGGGTCAGGGCGCCAGTTACCCTCGGCATCCAGCATCAGCGGTCCCCACGTTTTGAACTCCTCGACGTTTTCCAGCATGATGACCCGGGGCTTGCATTTCGCCGCCCAGCGCAGCGTCACCCAGGCAAGGCCGCGAATATTCTTCGACACGGGCGTGCCGCCCTTGGCCTTGCTGAAGTGCTTGCAGTCCGGAGACAGCCAGACCAGTGCGACGGGCTGGTTGTTCGTGACCTTGATCGGATCGACGTCCCACACGCTTTCGCACAGGTGCTTCGTGTGCGGGTGGTTGATGGCGTGCATGGCCAGCGCTTCGGGATCGTGATTGATAGCGATATCGACCGGTCGGCCGAACGCCGCTTCCAAGCCTGTGCTCGTGCCACCGCCACCGGCGAAGTTGTCGATGATGAGCTCGTGGCCGAGGTCCAGTTGCGGGAGCTTGATTCGGATTTTCGGCGCACGCGGCGTGCGGCGCGCTGGTGGGTGGGCAGCAGTTGGCGCACGCGCAGTCTCAGCGCTGCCGTCCAACTGAAGGTCAAAGGTGAAGTCGTCGCGCTTCATACACGCGCTCCTTCAGGACGGCGGGTGATGAACACGGTGCGCGGATCGTAAATGCCACGGAATGCCGGTCCGGCGATTTCGCCCGCAGACGGTGTCGGCTTGATCTCTCCGAACGACTCGCGCGCCTCGGCGGTCAACGAATAGGTGACGCCGGTCATGTGAACGAAGTCGCCGATCAAGCGCTCGAAGCTCAGGCGGGCCTTGTCTTCGGCGTGCTGGTCTTCGATATCAATGCCCGCGCGCTCGCAGACTTGATAGAACGTGCCAGGCCCTTGCCGCAAGGCGGCGAGCAGATGGTAGCGAGGAGAATCCTCGCGCGGGAGCGTGAGCGTCATGGTTGCGCCGCCTTTCCTGCGTTGAGGTCGTCGGCGGCACCGCGCAGCTCCTGGCGCGCACGGAACTCAGCGCGCTGGGCGTCGCGGTCGCTCTTGTCGGCCAAGTGGTCGCGGTCGCGCTTGCGCCAAACGCTTAGTTTGCGCAAGGCGGTGGCTTCCGGCGAGCCAGTTTGTTCTGGCGCCGGTCCCTGTTGTAAAATTGTGGACATGTAGTTCCTCTGGTAGTGATCTGGCCGCGCCCCACGCGGCCTTTTCTATTTCTGCTGTGCTGCGGCCTCGCGTGCCATTCGTTCGTAGTGCTCCCGCGCCATGACGTGGCCCGGCTCAATCGGCAACGGCTCAGCGCCCTGCTCTTGTCTCGGTTGCGCCGCCATTACTTCTTGCAATCCTTGTTTTTCTTGTCGCAGTCCGACGAGGTGCTGGTGGGCGGGCGCGGCACGAAGGCCGGCGCCGGGTGAATCTCTGCTGGGCGCGGCAGCGGCGCGGCGGCCGTCGTCGTGGACGGGCGCGCCGGAGCCGTAGCCTGGCGAGCTGGCGTCGCAGCGCGGCTGGCAGGCGCAGCGCGCGCCGCGACGGCGGGATGAGCAGCGATGACCGTGACGGCGCTCGCTTGAACTTGCGCCAGCGCGACGGCCAGCAGTGCTGCGATCAACAGACTTTTCTTCATGTTTTCGACTTTCAAAGGCCGCGCGCAACGGGGCGCGGCATCCCGGATTCAGTGGTGCACGACGGACGCATCGACTTTCGCGAAACGCCGCGCCAGCCACACCTGGCCAGCGCCGGTAACGCGCGTGCTGAAACACGGATGCGTCGCACCCTGCGAATCGGTCCACGGCGTCTGCTCGATCACCTCGAAGTAGCCACGATCGATGTAGCGCTGGTACGGCATGCGGTTTGCCTGCAAGACCTCGTCGGCTTTCAGCTGCGCGATCATCTTGTTGCGACCGATACCCAGCGACTTGGCGATCTGCTCGAATGTGCACAGGCCATCCACGTTGCGCACGGCCTCTGCAAATTCGATCTTCGGTGCTGCTTCGGCCAGGGCGGCCTGCTGTTGTTCGATTACCTCAGCCTGTTCGGCAGCCAGACGAAGTGCCTGAGCGAAGGTCTGGGGCAGCTCGGGACGCACTGGCCGTGCCATGCGCTCAAGTTCGAGCCAGCGATCAATCACGCGAGCGCGCAGCTTCGCGCTGTAGCCCGATGCGACGATCATGGTGTCGCGATAATTAAGGTGAAACTCGGCGTAGGTCTGGCCGTTCTGCGGGTGCACATAAGGGGCTTCGTTCCCAAAAACGACACCCTCCGCGATCAGCCGGCGCACGGTTTTCAGCACGCTGTCATGTGGGCTGCCGACCGCGACGGCTACGTCGCGGCTGGTCATGGTCAATTCGATCTTTGCATCAATCAAGTTCACGGTGGCTCCTTTGCGGTACTGCGAATTCGGCCTGTCGGTTTGCGTTTGCCCAACTGATCAAAGACGCAATCGCGGCACCGGCGCGCCACCCAGTCGCCCATGCGCCGCCGGGAACAGCGCGCGCACTGGGCCCAGTCTTGGCCGTTCACTGCGGCGCGCCGTGTTGGTACGATTCGCTTGGTCGACGTCGCGGTTAATCAGCACGCGGATGCGGGCACTGACCGCCACGCCGGCGGCGGCGCACTTGTCGCGGAACGGGAGGAACTCATCGACGTTCAAGCTGGTCTTGATGATCAGATCACGCGGGCTGCTTTTCTTGGCTTTCGGTTCCATGTTGTTTTCCTATTAGAAGTGAGTCAGGCTTTCAGGTGAGACAGGTGCTACAGATAATGAAATCGTCGAACGCGGCGTCAGCCCGCCAGGCCACACGCGGCAGCGCCACATGGCGGGCGCTCCAGCGCGCGTTCGCCCTGCTTCGCAATCACTTCCAGCAGTGTGGTCTGCTTACGCATCTCGGCGAGCACTGGCTCCTGGTGCGCCACCATCACGCCGGCGAGCGCGGTGGCGGCCGCTTCTTGGTCAGTCCCGGCGACGGCGAAGGCGCCCAGCAGCGCGGCGGTCAGCTTCTCGTGGTTGCTCATGCAGCTCCCTTTCAAAAATTCGGGCGAGAGATCCAGTTACGCTACAGTTGCAGTTCTCACACAACAACTTGCAAAGGGATCTCTCATGGATTACGACTACAGAGTGCGGCTGCACGTCGGCAATCTGGTTGGAATCAACTGGCCAGATGGAATTCCTGCACCACTAGTTGGCGACGAGATTTCAGCCCAAATGGTCGGCGAAGACTTCGCAGGTGTAGTCGTACGGCGTGCTTGGGGTATTGGACCGGCACCGGGCACAGACTTACCAACTGCAGTTCTTGTCATCATTGTGGAGACTCCACAACCGCAGAAACCAGCACGAGCCTCGGTACAGCCGCTTCGAATTTGAAAGCCGCCGACTGTGGCCCTGTCGCGTTGACCAGGTACTGCACCGAACCGGCGCGAGGGAAAAGCTTGATATGTATCGACTCCTCGCCGGGGAGCACTTCAAACGTCGACGCGAACGGGTCGGCTGCGAAGCGCTTCTCGGCTGCATCGATGATTCGCTTGGCAGCATCGAAAAATAGCCCCGCTTTCGTATCCAGACTGACCGTTGCGGCTAATTGTCTGGAACACTTATCAGCCTGGAGCTCTGCAAGCACTGTTTCCAACTCGGTGTGCGTCTCCGGCGCGCGCACGTATCCCAGCTTCGCCATGAAGGCGTCGATGTACTTACGGATGGTCATTGCTTCTCCCCTGTTGGGGTTGGTGTGATTACCGCACGAACTGGAACGGTATCGAGAATGTTGTGTGGGCATGCAGGCTGGCGGCCGCCGTGGCCCGCCTCTGGTATTGGGTCAGTGGCGCGGCGTTGCTGATCGACGTCGAGCTCGGGCCAGATTAGGTGCCAGTCGTCGGGGCGCAATTCGGCGCGCGTCACTGCACCAGCGGTTTGCTTTTCGATCTGCGGGCAATGCTGAGGTGCGACTGGTCGGATTTGCTCGATCCACTGGTGCAGCAGAGCAGCCGAGACGCCAATCGACCTAGCGAACGCTGCTTTGGTCGTATCCGAGTTTGCAAGGTAATTTTTGAGATCCATGCCGCAATAATAGCACCGCTATTATATAAGTCAATAGCATTGCTCGTTGCAGGTATTAATAGCATTGCTATACTCCGCCCATGAAAGCAGACCCCAAATCTCTAGAACAGTGGCAAATAGACGACGCCAATCGTCTGAAGGCGCTGTTCGACCAGCGAGAGCCGAAGATTTCACAGTCTGAATTTGGCTCTCAGTTCGAGCTGGGTACTCAGGGCATGGTGTCGCAATATCTTCTCGCCCGCCGTCCACTAAACATCAAAGCAGCCACAGCCTTCGCGCGCGGCCTTGGCGTGGCAGTTGTTGATTTCAGCCCAACCATTGCGAACCAGATCAACGAAGCATCGCAAGCTGCAGGAGAAATCCCAGGTATGCGCATCGTCACGGATGACGAAGACTTTGCAGAACCGAACGTTGAAATCCGTATGGTTTCCATAACCGTACAGGCGGGGGTAGATCGCGTGATCCTGGACCCGTTGGAGTACGAAGGCGGCAAACATCACGTTCCTCGCCAGTGGCTCGAAGAAAACGATCTTCACCCAGCAGCCTTGGTTGCGGTCAAGGTCAAGGGAGAAAGCATGCAGCCGCTGATGTACGAGGGCGATATCGCCGTGGTGAACACGGCAGACAAAGTTCGCAAGAACGGTGGCGTGTTCGCGATGAACTACGAGGGTCAGGCTGTTATCAAACGCCTGCTGTACGAGCGCCGCGACTGGTACCTCGCGTCCGACAACGCCGAGTTCAAGCCCGTACCTTGCCGAGGATCGGACTGCATTGTTATTGGTCGGGTAGTTCACTTCACGCCGAAGAATTTTCGCGACCGCCTGTAGAAAGAGTAACAATTGGATAGATTTCCAGTTGTCAATATTCCTATAATGATGAGTCACCGATGCTTATCAGGCTGGCTTACCTGCGCACACTATCATTCACTCAGTTCGGGGGCGAAGTCGCACAAGACTCTTCTTATGGATATTAGGATGAAAAATTTAGCAAGCACCCTGCTCGCCTCAGTACTTTGTATCACCGCGTTGGGCGCATGTGCAAACCGCAAACAACTGCCGACGGAGGCGGTCACATTCCCAGCCGTCGGCAGTACATCCACACGCAATGTCGGGGAGGCTCTCATTAGCCACGGCTACGCCAAGTTGGTGCCGAAATTAATCTTATCGCAAAGCGAGAGAATCGGAACGGTAGACGTCCCGGCCGGCACCTACTACTTCAACGCCGAAAACTCTGACAGAATTAAATTCATATTGGGCAGCCTAGAGATCTATCTCTACAAGGATAAAAAGAACATCTGCATTGCCAAAGATAAGTGCTCAGACATGCCGTATGCCATCGAAAACACACTCGGCGCGCCAATGGCGAACCACTTCCAGCAGACTTTGCTCTACAACGGAAAGATCGGGAGTCGCATCTCACTTGGCTACCGAGAGTTCTCCGGCGACGTCGCTCGGCCCGCATTTTCCAATGAGGTCTCCTACGACTTGGCAGAGTCAAATATTCTGGGCTACAAAGGCGCGCGCATCGAGGTCATCAAGGCTACCAATACAGAGATTACCTACAAGATTATTTCTGGTTTTATTCAGTAGTCCCGCGATCTCTCATGCTGAACGGAACAGCCATGCGCCATCTACTCACAGCCCTCCTCCTCGCCGCCCTGGTTGCGCCGGCCAGCGGCGAGCTGACGCGTTGGAGATATTGAAAGAATAGCCCGCGCATAATCCAATGCACGGGCCCAAAGAACATGGTCGCAAGCCATGTCAGCGCCTCGCAAGCGCTGAAGGTGATGTGGCGGTAGAACCTGGTGGATACCAGATAATCGAAACCACTGAGCCGAACTGTCAACATGGTACCCACCTGTGAGTGTATAACCGCTCACTGACAGTGCCACCGCTGCTGCAGCAGCACCGGCTAGCGCCCGGCAAGGCGCGATACAAATGTTCAGCCCCACTAACCTGGTGCTGGACGAGGCCTCGTTCGGCACCAAGCATGGAGCTTTTGCAAAATGCGAAAAGCCAAACGATCAGCAGCAAAGGTGAGCTGGACGATCGATGTGGCCAAGATCATTACCGCTATAACGGGAATGTTCTGGGTACTGCATCAAATCGGACTTCTGTGACCTAAAGGATGGCGGACCGGTTTGCGCCGGCTCGCTACCAGCACAAATTCTAGGCTCGTTTCGGAAAGTTTACAACCATGAGACTTCTAGCTGCCGCCACGCTATTCATCGCCACTGCCCTGCCCGCCTTCGCGCAGCTGGCGCCGCCGGCCAGCTCGCCGATCACAGTACCGACTGCGCCGAAGAAGGCGGAGCCAAACGAAGCCGACCTGCAGATGCACGGCCACTACGTGAACAAGGCTGGCCAGGTCATGCACTCGTCGGCGAAGGGCGTCGACGGGAAGGTGCAGGCCGGCGCCAGGGGGGCATGAAGGGGGGCTGTATTTCTGCAATCAGGCGCACGGGACATAAGCGACACGTCGATCTAGCTTTGCCTATGGCTCAATTTTTCGTTTAAGGGATATTAAGGGAACTAAATCAGATGTATGAACCTATAAAAGAATCCGATCAGAAATTCATCCGTCAAAATATTCATCTGGACGGCCGCCACTTTTACTCATGCGAGTTCACTGAATGCACGCTATTCTTCAGTGGTGCCACCCTGCCGCGACTTGAGCACTGCAAATTTTATGAGTGCACCTTCCGGTTTATCGGTGCCGCCGAGAGCACTTTGCAGTTTTTAGGAGCAATGTACAGTGGAGGTTTCAAACCCCTCGTCGAAGATATCATTAATGAATGGAAGCGGAACGGCGAGGTTTCCGGTGGAAATTAAGCATGACAGTGCTCTTAATTTTATATTTCGTGGACAAACTGGCCGCATTGACAAAATGCTGCCTCCCGCTCATGATACTGCGATGAGCACTCCAACCCGTGAAGAAATCGATGCCCGTCTTGAGACTATAGAAACCAGGATGGATGGCCGCATTTCCACTCTTGAGGCGAAGATTGACAGCAAGTTTGCGGATATGAAAGCCGATATCCACAAGGGAACGTCTGAGCTTATCAAATGGGTGGTCGGTACCGCTATTGCGATGGCGGCAGTTTCACTGACGGTGATTACTTTCGTCCTCAATAACGCGGTACCGAAATCGCCGCCGGTACCTGCGCAACAACCTGCACCAATCATAATTTACGCGCAGCCGGCTCCGTTGCCTGCGACGGCACCAGCACAAGCCGCTCCGCCGACTCTGGCTCCTAAATGATTGAAAGCCCCGCCAGTCGGGGCTTTTTAACGACTATCGCTTGCCCAGTGTACCCGGCACCTCGAAACCCAGCAGATCGGGCTGCGCATCATCGCCTGTCAACTCCTGGCGGTTCGCGCCAATCCGCAGCCAGTCGGCCCGCGTATCCTGTCCGACCAGGAAGCGCTCTACGAATCGCTCAGCCTCGCCGACCTGGTCCTTCGACATATCGGCAAAGTGCGTAGCGCCGGCGTAATAGTTCATCGTTTGATAGACCTTGTGGAACGGTAGCTTGTGCTTCACGACCATCTGCACGGCGGCGGCCAACAGTGGCTCGCGGTCCTGCACAGTGCTCAGCTCGCCGCCTGCCGTTGCTGCAGCTTGCGCGCGCGGGTTGCGGAAGTAATTCTCCTCCAGCGCCTCGAACACATCCCAGGCCGCGTCCGTCTCCAGCATCTTGGCATGCCGCGCGGCCCCGCGTTCAGTCCAGAGGATGATCGAGCGCGCACGACTGACCGGATTATTTCCGGTCTCCTGCCAACTCATCGCCGGTCAGCTTGTGATAATGCCTTCCCTCCACAAACCGGTCGCGGTTCTTGCGGTGGTTATCGTGAATGTTGGAGCTTGATGCGCCGTAAGCATTCGCAAGCGCTACAGTTGTGATCACGTTCTCACCCTCCCATTCGATGGGTTTGATGTTTGATACGCTCACTGCGTAAATTGCGGCCAACTCCCGGCCGCGTGGCGGTGCGCTCATTGAAATTTTCTCCCGATTGGAAATTGAGGAATGGGCACTTCATTACAAGATTGCATCAACAGCAGTCCGTGCTTAACCGAGGGTGGCGCGCGAGCTGATACACAAGAGTACCACCACCACCCTCTTCTAATACAGGCATTGCCGCCGGCTTGCAGGTTCGTTAACTCCGGTTTAAGCCTCACTGCTTCCGGCGCAGCTTCGCGCACTTCGACACCACAAACATCATCAAGCACATCAATACGGATGTGATCGACTGGCTGCCGGCCGCGCTGCCGGCCGAGCCGAACCAACTACCCTTCTGACTGGTTTGAGATAAATCCGTCAACAAATAGCATCGCTACGCAAACTTTTAATAGCACCGCTATTGCATTCGCAAAATAGCTTTGCTATTATTTCTCCATCGACGCACCGAACCCGATGGAGAACGAAATGTCCGCAGCCGAACTCAAAGCCCTGACCGACGCAGCCGCCGCAGCTGGTGATGCTGTTCCAGCCTTCGACTTTAACCAAGCCGCCACCCCGGCGACGCTGGGCTAATCCATGAACGCCCCAGTCTCCGCCGCCCTGCTACAGCTGCGCGCCGGAACCATCGCCACACCGGTGCGCGAAGGTGATGAGCCACTCCAAGCAGTGTTGGTAGTCACGCAGCCGCTGGTGCCGCCCACCGCGCGCCTGCTGCGCCTCGGCTACGAACACGACGGCCTGCGCGTCGACCTGTACGGCACGCTCGACTCCGCCGGCTACGAAGTGGAGCACGTCGCGCTCAGTGGCGCAGCCGACAAGATCGACCTGAGTGTGTGGTTGACGCGCGAGCAGCTCCGCGAGATGAGCGACTGGTGCGACATGCACATGCCAAGCGCCCACGCGCTACAGCTGGTGTCGCGGGACGAGGCGCGCGCTGAGCGCCAAATGTGGATGCGCAACTGCGGCGCCGAGCCGCCTTGATCCGAACCCGAAGCGCGCTGCCTCGGAGCACAACGCAGCGATAGCCGTGGCCAGGCGATAGAACCGCGCCCAGTGGGATCTGAATGCCCCGACCAAGCCGCGCGGTCGACCCATCCCGGGCCAGCGCGGCACCAACCAACGAAAGGAAGTATCAGATGGCTGCATTCAAAAAAGGCGCGGCAGTGAAAGCTCGTAGCGCGAAGTCCGGCAAGGTCAGTGAAGGCAAATTTGTGCAGGAACGCCCGGCAGGCAAAGGCGTCTTCTACGACGTCGATCTGGGCGAAGCGAACGGCGGCATCAAGTCGTTCCGTCCATCGCAGGTGACCGCAGCGTAATCGAACGGCGCCCAAGCCGCCAGTAGTACCCGTCCCGCGCCGGGCAAGCGCGGGAACCACATGGCTGCTGACTGCCGAGGAACCTAGACCACACAGGTAATGCTGGTGCAAGCGGGTGGGCGGATTGGTGGGGCAGCCGGCAGCCATGTGGCGCAACCGTAATCCGGCGCGCAGATCAGCTAGTACGCGGCCGCGAAAACGTGGGAAGCCGTCGGAACCGATGCATTGCACCACACGCAGCGAGCGGCGTACGCGCTCCCCAAACAACGAAGTCAACAGGGAGAAGTGATGGAACTCTTGAAATTCCTGCCGGCCATGAAGCACTCGCCGGTAAAAAACTACGGCGGCATCCCGGGATTGACCAGCTGGTTGATCGGCACGCCCGGCGAACACGGTCTAGTGCGCCTCATGGAATCGACGCGTGAACACCAGGAGCCGATCATCCCGCATTCGCACCGCTTCGATTTTCACTGCATCGTCTTGGCCGGCACTGTGCGCAATCGGATCTGGCTGCCGGCAGGGAATGAGGCGAGCGGCGACCTTTTCCGCATTTCAGAATTGAAGTACGGCGGCGACATTGGCAAGTACTGCGTGCAGCAGGGCGGGATGGCGCGCGATGGATTCCGTACCGACACCCATATCGAGGGCGACGAGTACTCCATGACGGCCGACGAAGTTCATTCGATTTTCTTTGGGCGCGACACCAGCGTGCTTTTCTTCGAGGGCCCCAATGTCTCGGACACCAGCATCATCCTTGAGCCGGTCGTTGATGGTGAAACCATCCCTACCTTCAAGGTCGAGCCGTGGGCATTTAAGCGCGCCGCGCCGGGAGTGGTGGCATGAAGCGCCTCAGCACCATGTCCAAGGCACAGATCGCTCGCGCTGCTGCGAATGCAGGCGTGCCGGCCGCAAGCGCTGCCGCGCACCTCGCCGGCGCCCGGCCGGTGCCGCGCGACGCCACCGCGAAGGAACTGCTCTACGCACATCGCATCATCGGCGTGATGCTGGGCGCCATGACGATCGACCAGAAAGTGGCGTGCGCAAAGCAGTTGGAAGCCGAGGGTGTCTCGCCCGACGGCATGACCCGTTACCACGAGCGGCTCGCCGCTCTCAAATCAGCAGGTGCCGCATGAACAACGTCGCTCACATCACCGCTGGCCGTGGCTCGCGCCTCGCCGTGTTTGCCGCTCTCGCCTTCTCCTACCAGGACTCGGGCCTCACCGAATCGCTGATGACCGGCAACCTGGACGCGCCGGACGCTGCGCCAGCCGGCAGCCACGTGAGCCGCTACGAAATCTCCGGCCGTGGCCGCAACAGCGTCGCGCCGCAGCTGGCGGCCCGCGAGTTCGGCATGACCTACACCGTCACCGAGCGCACCGCTGCCGGCGCACGCAGCTACACCGCCATCGGCGACGCCGCCAAGCTGCAGGATGCCGCGTACGACGCCGGAGCGATGGGTGTAACGATCGTGGTGCGGCCTTGAGCGCCCCAGACCGCCCGCTGATGGGCATGCTGGCCGCCGAGCTGACGCAGATGGAGAAAGCACTGCGCCGCATCGCCAAGATCAGCGAGGGCGCGGCGCTGAACATCACCAACCGCGAGCTGCGCTTCTACGAGCTTGCGCTGGAAGGCCTCGGGAAGGCACCAGCCGAGCGCGAACACCTGGTGCGCGCAATGATCCAGCGCCGCCGTGATCGCCAGCAGGTTCACCGCGAACGTTCTGGAGATGCAAATGAAACTGCGTGAAATCCTGACCATCGCCGTGCTTTGCATGGTGATCGGTTTCGCCTACGCCTACCTGCAACAGGCCGATGAGGAAGCGGCGGAGCGCGAGCGCGCGATTTCGACGGCAAGGGTGGATCGATGAGATCTGCACTCGCCACGCTGGCCAGCGCTACCTTGCGCAACCTGCGCGCCGGCCACCGCCCTGCACATGCGCTGCGTCTGGCGCTGCTGAATAGCGAAGTCAACAACTTGAACCGGAGAATACGATGAATGCAGTAACCCGCGAATCGCAAAACGCAATGCAGCTGGCTCCCTCGTCCGCGCCAATGAGCACCGGCCAGATGATCCTCGACGTCGCGCATATGGACAGCATGATCCGCCTGGCGGACATCATGGCTACCGGCAAGGTGACGCTACCCCAGGCCTACCGCAACTCCCCGGGCGACTGCCTCGCCGTGGTCATGCAGTCGATCGCCTGGCAGATGAATCCGTTCGCCGTGGCGCAGAAGACCCACTTCATCAACGGCAACATCGGCTATGAGAGCCAACTGGTTCACGCGGCGATCACCAATTCCGGCATCCTCACCCGCGACGACTTCGACTACGAATACTACGGTCCGTGGGAAAACGTGATCGGCAAGTTCGATATCAAAAAAGGCGAGAAGGGCGAATACCGCGTGCCAGGCTGGCACCTGTCGGACGAAATCGGCTGCGGCGTGCGCGTGACCGCGACCATCCGCGCCACAGGCAAGGTCAAAGTACTAGACCTCCTGCTGGCCCAAGCGCGCACCCGCAATTCGACCCTGTGGGCGGACGATCCGAAGCAGCAGCTGGGCTACCTCGCCGTGAAGAAATGGGCGCGCCAGTACGCCCCGGGCATCATCCTCGGCGTCTACACACCGGACGAACTGGAACAAGACTACCGCGAGCCGGTCGACATCACTCCGCAGGCGGCTGGCGACGCGACGCCACAAGGCGACGGACTGCTCCCTGAATGCACCGACGAGCTGTTCAAGGAAAAGTCCCCCGAGTGGCGCCAGATCATCCTCAGTAAGAAGAAGACGCCAGCGCAGCTGATCGCGTTCTTGAGCACCCGCGCCACCTTCACCGAAACGCAAAAGCTGACCATCGACAGCTGGGCGCACGAAACCGAGTAATCCACCAACAACACGAACAAGGAAACGATCATGCTGCGCGAAAATATACTAGCCCGCGAAATCCACGACCTGCTGCAAGGAAGTGATGACTGGCACGGCTTCCGCTTCAATCACAACGGAGCGAGCGAGGCCGCTGCCGCGCTGGGCCTGTCGAAGAAGGTAACACGCGACGAACTGGTACGCATGAAGGCCACCGGCCTCGCCAAGGAGTTCAGCGACTGGGTACAAGAGAACATCCTCGACTACGGCCACGAGGTCGAAGCGATGGCGCGCCCGCAGGCCGAACGCATCATCGGCGACGACCTTTACCCGGTCACGTTGTCGCTAGGCCGTCTCAGCGCCTCCTGCGACGGCCTGAATATGGCCGAGACCATCGGCTTCGAGCACAAGCAATGGAATGCGGAGTTGGCCGCGTCCATCGCCGCCGGCGTGCTGCCGGATGAACACGCGCCGCAGGTTCAGCAACAGCTGATGATCTCCGGTGCCGAGAAGTGGATGTTTATGACCTCCGACGGCACGCCTGACAACATGGTCTGGATGTGGGTCTACCCCGACACCGCCTGGTTTGATCGCATCATCGCCGGTTGGGAGCAGTTCGACGCCGACGTGGCGAACTACACGCAGGTCGACCACGCCGTGAAGCCAGAAGCTGCGCCGGCCGCCGCCCTGCCCGCGCTGGTCGTGCAGACCGAGGGAAAGGTCGTCAGCAGCAACCTGGTGGCCTACCAAAAGGCGGCCGATAAGTTCCTCGCCACCATCAAGACCGACTTGCAGGATGATCAGGACTTCGCGGACGCTGAATACAACGTCAAGTTCTGCGGCGAAGCGGAGCAGAAACTGGAACTGGCCAAGGCCGCCGCGCTGGCCCAGACCTCGACCATCGACGAAGTGCTGCGCACGGTCGACCACATCAAGGCCCAGTTCCGTGCCAAGCGCCTGGAACTGGAAAGGCTGGTCAAAATCCGCAAAGAGCAGATCAAGGAAACCATCCTGAATGAAGGCCGCCGCGAATACATCGACCACGTCGCCGCGCTGGAAGCCGAGATTGCGCCGATCCGCCTGCAGCTGCAGCAACCTGACTTCGCCGGCGCCGTGAAGGGTCTGCGCACGCTGGCCAGCCTTCACAACGCCGTCAACACCACGCTGGCCAACGCGAAGGTTTCCGCCAATCAGGCGGCAGCCGACATGCGCGCGAAGCTGGTCTGGTACAACGCAAACGTTGGCGACCACGCCGGTCTGTTCCGCGACCTGCAGCAGATCATGGCTAAGGCCTACGACGACTTCCAACTGGTGGTGCGCACCCGCATCGACGAACACAAGCGCGCGGAAGCGGCCAAGGCCGAAGCGCTGCGCAAGCAGATCGAGGAACAGGAGCGTGCGAAGGCTGAAGCGGCAGCCGCTGAAAAACTGGCTGCCGAGCGCAAAGCGGACGCCGAACGCCAGGCCGCCGAACAAGCTCGCGTCGCCGCCGAGACGAAGCGTCAACTGGAAGCGCAGGCCGCACAGATCGCCGCCCAGCGCAAAGCTGATGAGCAGCGCGCGCAGCAGGCCGCCCACGCAGAGCGCCCGACCACGGCTGCCGCCGCAATCGCACAGGCCAACGCCCTGGCCGAGCAGGCGCGCCTGAGCGACTTGGCAGACGCGCAGGTTGCAGCAGCGCCTGCGCCCGGCGGCGACCTGTTCAGCTGGCCCGCCGCCGCGCCAGACGCGCTGCCGACGCTCAAGTTGGGGCAGATCAACGAGCGCATTGCACCGCTGGCCATCACCGTCGACGGCTTGCGTGCGCTCGGCTTCGAGCCAGCCGCCACCGACCGCGCATCGAAGCTGTACCACGAGGCAGACTTCCCGCGCATGTGCGCCGCCATCGCCCGCCACGTCAGCGCAGCACAGGCCAAATTCGCAGCATAACCGCCAACCACCACGGAGAACACCATGAGCGCCATCCCGACCATCACCATGCAAAAAGTCGAATCCAGCCAGTTCGCGGCCATCGGCCACGTGCCAGAACTGAACCTGCTGGCCATCCAGTTCCACCCGAAGAAATCGGGCGAGAGCGACATTTACCACTACCAAAACGTCAGCGCCGCGATGTTCGCTGAATTCCTGGGCGCCGACTCGCAGGGCTCGTTTTTCATCCAGCGAATCAAGAAGTGCGCGGACCAGTTCCCCTACGCGAAGGTCGACCAGGCACTGTTCAACCACACGGCGCCGCAGCAGGCCACGCTGGCAGCAGCCGCGCCCGCCGCCGTGCCGGCGCTGACCAAGGAACTGCTGGCGGTGGCGCTGCACGGCCGCAAATACCCATTCGACGTGACCGCCGAGGAGCAGGCTCAGGCCAAGGCGGCCGGCTTGGTGGTGATCTTCGGCGCCAGCGACGACCTGATGGAGCTGCGCGGCGCCATCAATGACGAGTTCAGCTGCCACGACGGCGGCACCGCGCTGATCGACGCAAAGGGGCTGCTGCCGGACCGCGAAAACATCGACGGTGACGACGAGCTCAAAGATTTCTTCGCCCGTGAGACGCTTGCCCACAAGGTCGAAGCGCTGTCGTGCGAGGAAGGCGACTACACCTGGACCTATCGCACCGGCATCCCTCACGCGACATTCGACGTCACCGGCGTCGGCGGCCCCTACTGCCGTGGCATCGTGATCAGCGTAGCCGACCTGGGCGGTGCGGCATGAGCAGCTATGTCGCCCGCCGCCTTGCGCAAGCGAGCGCGCAGCTGCAAGCCGCTTGCGACAAGTTCAATGCGGCCAACCCGGTCGGCACGGCCGTCAGCGTGCAACTGGACGGCGGTGAAGTCCGCGAGACCATCACCACGAGCGAAGCTAAGGTGCTGAGCGGCCATAGCGCTGTGATCTGGCTCAAGGGCATTAGCGGCTGCTACCTGCTGGAGCGCGTGACTCCGGCGGCGCCGAAGGCGGCAGCATGACGCACGAATGCACCGAAGAACTGTTCCTGCGCGATGTGACCAATCACGAAATGTCCGTGATCCGCGATGAAGGTGTGAATCGCCATATCCGGTACAAGCAGCCCGGCACCAACAACATGTTCTTCGACCTGATCACGTGGCCGGGCCACCTCTGCTACACCGGCGACATGGGTACCTACGTATTCCAGCGCTTGGACGATATGTTCGAGTTCTTCCGTACGGATCGCAAACATCAACCGCCCAACGGCGCCCGCTTGGCAGTGAATCGCAG